TGGTATTCGGATTTCACAACATTTCTAGCGACTGGAACTATAAGTGTGGGTTATATGTGAGCAAATAATATGGCAACAATAAAAGAAGTAGCAGAACACTTAGACCTCACAACAAAGCGTATGCATGAGCTTTTTAATGAGAATATCCTGATAAAAACAGGTAAATCTGGTGGTCAAGACAAAGATGACTGTCGTGTTAGGTACATTCGTTACTTAAGGTCACTATCCAAAGGTAAAAACACAAGTTCTGGCGATTTGAACGATGAAAGGACAAGACTAACAAAAGCACAAGCCGATAGAGCCGAATTAGAACTACAAGAAAAGGAAGGCGAGCTAATATCAACTGATTTGATTAAAACAATCTGGTCAGACTATGTTGCTAATGTCAGAAGCAAGCTCTTAGCCCTACCATCTAAGCTCGGTCACTTAACACAAGCTGCTGAAACTTACGCAGAAGCAGAAGCCATCATAAAAGAATCAATTTACGAATGTTTAGAGGAACTATCAGACGATGCAACAGCTCAAGCCGATTTGGACACAACTGAGTAATCTTTGGCAACCACCACCAGACCTGAAAGTTGATGAATGGTCAGATAGATATAGAAAACTATCTAGTGAATCATCAGCCGAAGCTGGGCAATGGCGAACAGACCGAGTGCCATTCCAAAGAGAAATTATGCGAGTCATTAATGACCCAAGCATAGAAGAAATCACATTCATTAAATCAGCACAAGTCGGGGCAACTGAGATACTACTAAATACGATTGGCTATTACATAGACCAAGAACCATCAACCATACTTTGTATTCAACCCTCACTATCTATGGCACAAGCATTTTCTAAAGATAGGCTTGCACCCATGCTCAGAGATACACCTAATTTGCGAGGTAAGGTCAAAGACCCAAGAAGTAGGGATGCTGAGAATACTACAATGCACAAAAAGTTCAGTGGTGGTCATATTACATTAGTTGGTGCTAACAGTGCCAGTGGTTTAGCTTCACGACCTATTAGGATACTGTTATGCGATGAGGTTGATAGATATCCTGCATCAGCAGGCACAGAAGGTGACCCAATACTGTTAGGTAGAAAAAGAACAACAACATTTTGGAATCGTAAGATTATCCTGACATCAACACCCACAATAAAAGGATTGTCAAGAATAGAAAGGGCATACGAAGAATCAGATAAACGAGTGTATAAAGTGCCATGCCCAGAATGTAACCAAAAACAGGAGCTAAAATGGCAGCAGATAACATGGCTTGAAAATAGACCTGAAACAGCTTCACTATCATGCAAACATTGTGGAGCAATTATTCCTGAAAGTAAAAAGCAATGGATGTTATTGAATGGTGAGTGGGAAGCACAAGCAGAATCTAAAAAAGTTGGCTTCCATATCTCTGAGCTGTATTCGCCTTTTAGAACATGGGTAGAATTAGTCGAAGATTTTTTAGAAGCTAAGAAATCACCTGAATTATTGCAAACATTTGTGAACACTACATTGGGTGAGTGTTGGGAAGTTGAGCAAGGCGAAAGCATAGATTCTGATGTCCTGTTAGAAAGTTGTGAGCAATACAATCACGAATCAGTGCCAGAGGAAGTGCTGATACTGACAGCAGGTATCGATTTACAAAACGATAGATTAGAAGTACAAGTTATTGGCTGGGCTGACAATTACGAAGCATGGGTCATTGAATACAAAATCATTTGGGGCAACCCAGCAACACAAGAAGTCTGGCAAGAGTTGGATGAGTTTTTGCGTGGTATCTATACTAGTGAAGATGGTAGAAAATTGAATATCGCAGCAACTTGTATTGATAGTGGACACATGACAGACCAAGTTTATGCTTACACTAGAGGTAAAAACCAAAGAAGAATATTCGCTATCAAAGGTGCATCACAGGCTGGTAAGCCCATTGTCTCAAAACCTACTTTTGTGGGCAGAAGGAAAACTGCATTGTTTGTCGTTGGTGGTGACACAGCCAAAGAATTTATCCATGCAAGACTTAAAGATGACAAGACTGATTTAATACACTTTCCGAACACATTAGACGTTGAATATTTTAAGCAACTTACTGCTGAAAGAAGAGTGCCAAAAATATATAAGGGTAAAACAACACTAATATGGAAACAAACAAGGAAGCGTAATGAGGCACTGGATAATTTTTGTTATGCTTTGGCAGCAGTCCATATTCTGCAACCAAACTTTGAAAAATTGGCAAAACTAGAGCCACAGCAACAAAAACAACAAAATATTCAACGAAAACCATCAGTTATACAAGAAAGACGAAGATTATACAGGAGAAAGCCAAAGAATTTTGTCAATTCTTGGAAAGAATAGCTATAATTTAGGTTAAAGTATTTCACATGGCAAATTTATTTGATAGAGAGAACTACCCAACACAAGAACCAGATGTTTTAGTTGTTGGTGACAGATGGACATGGCGTAGACCAGATTTAGCATCTATATATGACCCAAGCGAATATGCACTGACTTATGAATTCCACAGAGATTCTGGGGGCGGTGGTCAAAACCAATTTACGCTAACCGCAACAGAAACTTCTAATGATTACATTATAGAAATACCTTCAGCAACGACAGCAGGATATACAGCAAATGCTTACATATATTATGTGTTTATAACCAGAACTTCGGACAGCGAAAGAGTTTCAGTTGATAATGGGAGAGCTGAATTAGTAGAAGATTTCTCTGATTCTGCCGCAGATGTTAGAAGCCATGCCAAAACAGTATTAGATGCAATCGAAGCAACTATTGAGGGTCGTGCATCACAAGACCAAATGAGCTACAGCATCGCAGGTCGTTCATTATCAAGAATGTCAATCGATGATTTAATGAGATTTCGTGATAGATATCATGCAGAATATCAAGAAGAAATAAAAAAAAGCAGAATTAAAAATAAACAAGATTCAGGAAATTTAGTTAAGGTTAGGTTTTAACTATGGCAATTTGGGACAACTTATTTAAACAACGTAAAAAAGCAGTTAGAAAATTTAGAAATTACAAAGCTACGCAATCAGGTAATTTGTTTGCTGACTGGATTAGTGGGTCATCTAATGCTGATAGCAATATCAGATTCAATCTCAGAAAGATAAGGGATAGATGTCGTGAACAAGCTAGAAACAATGATTACGCAAAAAGATATTTACAATTACTAGTTACGAATGTGGTTGGGCAGAATGGCATCAGGCTACAATCTAAAGCACGTAACGCTGACAATAGTTTAGATATTATTGGTAACAATGTTTTAGAAAAAGAATGGAAAAGATGGGGCAAAAGAGGAAACTGTACCATCGATGGCAAACTGTCATTCTTAGATGCTCAAAAATTATTCATCGAAACTTTAGCACGTGATGGCGAAGTCTTAGTCAGACATATCACATCCAACAATCCTAACGACCCTTATCGCATACAATTTTTAGATGCTGATTATCTCGATGAAGAAGAAAACAAAGTGATGAACAATGGTCAAGAAATTATCATGGGTGTCAAACTAGACAAGTACAAAAAACCAATCAGTTACTATCTTTTCAAAGAACACCCACATAACAAACAATTTGGTAGACATGATAGAACACACATTGAAGTGCCAGCAGAAGATATCATTCATGCGTATCAGCTAGACAGACCAGAACAAACCAGAGGCTTGCCATTTATGACGACAGCACTAAACAGATTAAAAATGCTCGATGGTTATGAAGAAGCAGAGCTAGTCGCAGCACGTGTTGGGGCATCTAAAATGGGTTTCATTACAAGCCCACATGGTGATGGTTTTGTTGGAGAAGATACGGAAGATGATTACACACCAATTATGAACGCTGAAGCAGGCACATTTGAACAATTACCAGAAGGCATGAGTGTGCAAACTTTTGACCCACAACATCCGACATCAGGTTTTGATGCTTTCCATAAATCAGTATTAAGAGGTATTGCATCAGGGCTGGGCGTTTCTTATGTCTCATTAGCTAACAACCTAGAAGGTGTTAATTACTCATCCATCAGACAAGGCACACTAGAAGAACGTGACAACTTCAGGATTTTGCAAAGATTTATGGTTGACCATTTTATTGAACCAATCTTTCAAAAATGGCTACTACAAACTATGTCATTCAAAGATGGTTTCTTATTACCACCAGATAAATACGATAAATTCGCTGATAATGTTGAATTTAATCCTAGAAGTTGGGGTTGGATTGACCCTGTTAAGGAAGTTAAAGCTAATGTTGATGGACTTAACGCAGGTGTTGTAACTATGCAAGACATACAGGCTAATTATGGTCGTGATGTGGAAGAATTGTTTGAACAACATCAGCGAGAAGAAGAATTAGCTAAACAATACGACATCAAAACTGCATATCAGCCATTTGGTGCTGCAAAAATGCCAATCGATGCTGAAATACAAAGCGATGGGGATGAGGATGAGCAAGGGCAGTAAACAACGCCCTAGTTCTGTAAAAAAAGAACAATTTAATCAAAATTGGGACAAAATATTTGGTAAAAAGAAGAAAAATGGCAAGTTATAAACCAACAGCAGGCATGAAAACAGAGGCTCAAAAGGGTCTAGATTGGCGTAGAGAACATGGTAGAGGTGGTACAGCAGTAGGTATCGCTAGGGCTAGAGACATCGTTAGTAACAAAAATTTATCAGAATCTACTGTCAAAAGAATGTATAGCTTCTTCTCAAGACACGAAGTAGATAAACAAGGCGAAGGTTTTACCCCAGATGAGAAAGGATTTCCGTCTAATGGTCGTATTGCATGGGCATTATGGGGTGGTGATGCAGGTTTTAGGTGGTCAAAAACGATTGTAGATAGACTTAAGAAAGAAGATGATGGTAGAATGGCAGAAGATATGGACAATAAAGTAGAAAGACATATTAAAGACATTCGTGAGACAGAAGATTCATACATTGTTGAATTTGGTAAATCAATGCCAGAAGAAAACGATGATGAAAGACCTTATGACCACGAAGATGAAGAAGAAAGGGCAGAAGATATGGAAACAAAAGAAATTGAAAAAGAAGAAAGAAGTTCTGACATAGACGAAGAGCTTACCAAAGAAGAAATAAACGAAATAGCAGAAGAAGAATATGTCGCACAAGGTAATCAAGATGTGTTGCGATTCTATGGTGAAGAAAACTTACAAAGAGCTTTTCAATTTGATAGAAGTAAAATTGATGAAGAAAACAGAACTATTATGATTGGTGTCTCATCTGAAGAACCAGTGGAAAGAAGATTTGGCATGGAAGTATTGGGACATAACGAAGATGAAATTGATATGTCTTTTATGGGTCAAGGTAGAAGCCCATTATTGTTAGATCATGATGCCACCAAACAAATCGGTGTAGTAGAAGAGTTTAGTATTGATAAAGAAAACAAAAGAACAGTAGCTAAAGTACGATTCTCTAAAAATCAAATGGCTGATGAAGTCTATAGAGATGTACTAGATGGCATACGACAAAACATATCTGTTGGCTATCAAGTCAATAGTATGGAAAAAGAGGAAGAAGAGAGAGATGGTGTTCCCATTTACAGAGTTAATTCTTGGTCGCCTCTGGAAGTAAGTGCTGTATCCATTCCAGCAGATCAAAGCAGGCTTGTCGGCTTCGCTAGGTCTAAGGAGAAAAAAGCACAAATTAAGATTAACCCTAATTCTAACAAGGATATAAACATGGAAAATAATGTTGAAAACAAAACTCCAGAAGTGAGCCTTGAAGATATGAAGAGAGACTTTGCTAAAGAAGCAAAAGCTATTATTGATCTTGGTGTCCAGCACAACAAGAGAGACTTAGCTAATGAAGCTATAGCAAATGGTGCTACTCTTGCACAATTCAGAGGAACACTTTTAGAGACAATCGCAAACGATAAGCCACTTGATTTACCATCAAATGTGGATATGAATGAAACTGAGCAAAGAGAATATAGCTTACTAAAAGCTATCTCTGAGACTGCTCAAGGCAGACTTTCAGGACTAGAAAGAGAAGTATCTGATGAAATAGCAAGAAGAACTGGTAAAGAAGCAAGAGGTTTCTATATGCCAACAAATATTGCTTTCAGAACTAATCAAATAGTTGGTACAGCTAATCTCGGTGGCAATATGAAGCCAACAGATCATCTTGGAAATGAGTTTATTGAAGCTCTTAAAGCTAGACTTGTTGTAGGTCAGGCAGGAGCAAGAGTTCTTCAGGGCTTGAAGGGTGATGTGCAGATACCAAAAATGTCAGCAGAAGTATCAAATGTTTCTTTTGTGAGTGAAGATTCAGCTCCAGCAGAAGGCAATGCTACTTTCTCACAAGTTACCATGTCTCCAAAGACATTGGCTTGTCAGCTAGACATTTCAAGAAAGCTAATGCTTCAATCAGACCCATCCATTGAATCTGTACTAAGAGACGATGTTATCAATTCTTTTGCAAGAAAAATTGACGAAGTTGCATTAGAAGGTGGGGGCAGTGGAGAGCCTTCAGGTATTATTGCTTCAGCAACAGGTAATGTTGTTGCTATTGGTACAAATGGTGGTGCAATTACTTATGCTAAGTGTGTTGATATGGTAGAAGCTGTTGAGATTGATAATGCAATTCTTAACGATGCTTCTACAAAGTTTGTTGGTAACCCTAAAGTTACAGCTAACTTAAGAACTGTATCTAAGCAAACAGATGGTGTAGAAGGTAATTTCATTCTTGGAGCAGATAACAGAATCTTAGGATATGATTATCTATCAAGCACACTAGTACCAAGCGACCTGACAAAAGGTACAGGTACAGCTTTATCAGCAATGATCTTTGGTGACTTCTCACAACTTCTACTTGGATTTTATAGTGGAGTTGATGTTTTAGTTGACCCTTATACAGGTGGTAATGCTGGTACAACTCGCCTCAATTTCCTACAAGATTTTGATGTGGCTCTTAGATATGACGATAGCTTCTCAGTTATCAAAGATATTGTTACTTAATAATATTTTTATCTAAATTTAGGGCTTCTTCGGAAGCCCTTTTTTTATGCATCAAAAAATTAACTGTTGCAAACCTTCTGAAAGTATGTTATAATAAAGGTTCTAGCCGATAGAGCTAGTGGATTTATTAAGGAGTAATTTATGATTACAATTAAATTTTGTAAGCTAAATGTTGAGACGACAAAAGGTATCCTTTGCAGATGTCTTAGGTCAGAAGAAGAAGCCGATAAGCTCATTGAGCAAATCGGAAAAGATGAAGATAGTGTAATAGTTGATACTAGCATAGAGAATAGGTGCATCAATATTCGTGAAGATGGTTATATTGGCAACGACCATCCTTTGATTGATATTCTTGATAGCTATGCTAGAGAATATAGCACTGATTGGGATTGAATTTAGGGCTTCTTCGGAAGCCCTTTTTTTATGTATAATAAAATCTATGGATAATAAGAAAGTAAAATTCGCATTTAACCAAACTGCTCACTATAAGGGCAAAAGATATCAGTCTGGTGATTTAGTAGAAATGCCAGTTGAAGATGCTGACAAGTTAAAAAATTTAAACTTAGGCAGTGTAGATAAACCCAAAGCAAGCAAAAACAATAAGGTGAAAAAATGAAAGCAATAGCAACAAGAACTGTTTATTATGATTCAAACAAATATGAAGCTGGTGATGTAATAGACTGTAATGAAAGAGACTTTGATAAGATTCTGCAACCATTAGGCTGTGAGCCTTATAAAGAGGTTAAGAGCAAAAAAACCAAAACCGATAGAGCAATTAAAGAAGTAACTGAAAGAGCAGACGATTAATGGCATTAGAAACAGCACAAGATTTAGAAAACTTCTTTGATACTGAAACACATGGTGTTACAGCATCAGTATCTATTGATGGGACAAGCTCTAACATTAAAGTAATACTAAACAGAGAATATTTCGCTGTGGATGGTGAGAGTGTGGATGTTGTTGCTAGTCAGCCAATCGCACATTGTAGATCATCAGATGTCACAGGAGTAGACACAGACGATACTATCACCATAAGTGGTGTAACTTATAATATTGTCAACATTCAACCAGATAACACAGGTGTAACTATACTCATATTACAAGACTGATGATTTTATACAGTGAAAATCAATTAGATGAAGCATGGCAGTACGACTGTAAAAAAAGAAGTGCTAATGGTCGCCACTGGATAGCACGATCTGATTATGAAAAATTATTTGTTTTGTATTTAGACAATATTGTAAGTGGTGATGAATTAATTAAACTAGATATCTACATTCCACAAGATATGTTGGATTCTATTGATGAAGTCATAGAATTTGAAACAGGATATACCGATGATTGAAAAAGTATTAGATTCTGTATCAGGTGTTGTTGGTAAATTAGTACCAGATGCCGATTTGAAAGCAAAATTAGAACATGAACTCAAAACAGAATTACACAAAGCTAACATGGCACAGCTTGAAGTTAATAAAGCTGAAGCAAGCCATAAATCTTTATTTGTCGCAGGTTGGCGACCTTTTGTTGGTTGGGTGTGTGCTGTCGCTTTGGCATATCACTTTATTTTTCAACCAATCATGGTATTTGCCATATCTATTTATGGGCTTGCAATTACACTACCAGAATTTGATATGGGGAGTTTAATGACTATTCTTATGGGTATGCTAGGTCTAGGAGGGCTTAGAACCTTTGAAAAGGTACAGAAAGTCCAAAGAGATAAGTAATGCCGAAGAAAACCAAACTACAATTTAGCAAAGGACACGAACCCACAGCAGGGGTTAATGGCAAGAAAACATCGCAAGGTCGTAGAAACTTTGGCAGTTCAACTCTTAATAAACACAAAAGAAGGAACTATAAAAAATACAGAGGGCAAGGCAAATAAGCTACAATAAGTTATGGCTCATTACAGACAGCAAATAAGAGAAAGAGTAGCAACCACACTAACTGGTTTAGCTACTACTGGTTCTAATGTTTTTCAATCTAGGGTTTATCCGATAGAAGAAAACAAATTACCTTGCTTGTTAATCTATACTAAAGATGAAACATCTGAGCCATTAGCTATGTCGCCACCACGAAGCATTGAAAAGGTTTTAAATCTTGTGGTTGAGGCTTATGTTAAAACTAACAATAATTTTGATGATACGATTGATACTATCTGTAAAGAAGTAGAAGAAGCCCTTTATACCGATAGATTAATCAATAATCTTGCTAAGGACAGTTTTTTAACAAATACAGAAATAAACTTTAATTCTGATGGTGATAATCCTGTAGGAATTGTTGTAATGACTTTTGAAATCGCTTATCATCATACAGAAGGAACTTTAGAGTAAATTATTATGGCAACATACAAAGGTTCAGATGGAGTTGTCACCATAGGTGGCACAGCAGTCGGTGAAATTAGATCATTCTCAGTAGAAGAATCAGCAGATACTATTGAAGATACAGCTATGGGTGATACATCCAGATCATACAAATCTTCATTAACATCATTTACAGCTTCTATTGATGCTTTATTTGATAATGATGATGGTGGGCAAGATGCTCTTACTATTGGTTCAGAAGTCGCTTGTATCTTTAGATCACAAGGCACAGGCTCAACCAATATGGAAAGATCAGGCACAGGCATTGT